CTTCCTCTTCTTTAACCTCTTCTTCTACTCTAGTATCTTGTTCAGGAATCTCTTGATATATTTTCTCTTCATATAAACTCTCTTTAGGAGCTATTCTAGCAAATGCAAAATTGGCAGCTATTACAAGTGCGATGGCTAGTGGATCAAATACAAATACAATTATAAGAAGTAACCAGTTTATAATTCTATCCATAGAAGTACCTGTTAATGTACTTAGGTACTTAAGTGGTCCTAACTCTCCTGCTTTATCATTACCTGTTCTTGCTTCTACAATCTGAGTGTCTAATTCAAAGACTTTATTGTTTAATTCATCTAGCTTTATACTTACTTCATTCTGTCTTGATGTAGAGTTATCTAATTGTTTTTCAAAAGACTTCCTACTAGCTGCATCAGAAGACTGTATTAGGTTTCCTTTCTTGTCTACATGACTATTTCTACTATTTGATAGTCCTGTCTGTAATTGTTCAATTCCTTCTACTAGATTATCTTTTTCTCTAGCATAAAGATCTCTTTGCTGTACAAAGTTTTGTTTTTTTGTTTCGAGTAAAGTGACTTGTGCTTCAGCATTTCCTGCCTGAGAGGCTGTTGTTTGGTATGCAGCTGATAAGTATCCGTAAATCCCTATCGATGTAATAAGTACTAATACTGTGGCTGCCACTACTAAATATGTACGAAGTGCCTTGTTTAGTTCATTCCAATATTGATATAAGAGAGACGCTATAACAAGCTTGGCTACTTCTAGACTACCTGCCATTATCATTACCTGAGTGGCTGCTCCTGCAAATAGTTTGCTAAGACCTGTGACGGAATAAAAGGCTGCTGATGCACTTACCGATAGTGCTGAGAATGCTATGATGAATGGAAATATTCTTTTTTTAATTTCTTGCATTTGTATAACTTATTGTGATTAAAAAGGCTTGAATAAACAAGCCTTATTTTTATTTTATTAATAGGTAGGAAGATGTTACTACCCCAAGAAAGGTACCAACCTTCCATAGAAAAGACTTTACCCTTTGCTGTTTTAATTCCTTACGTAAGTCATCAGAAAGTTTATCATATTGACCTACTTGAAGTTCTAGTTGCTTAATAATGTACTGGTTGTTAGTATCCTTTTCTTCATGCATTTCCATCATAGCATCTTTTATTAAAGAAACATCATTTAACCTATCTATTTTAGTTTCTAAAAGTTTTATCTCCTCCTTACATCCATCTAAGCGAAGTAGATCCTTAGCCACTTGTCTAGCTATTGGAGTTGGTAAACAAACCTGCGTTGTATCAGTTTTTACTACCGTTGAGTGCTGGGTTGTATCTGTTTGTGAAAAAGTATTCCAACTCAGGATTAGAAAACTTATTAATAGTATTAATTTTTTCATTTGTTCTTTGTTTTACAACTGTTATTGTTTTATCTATGTGATGTACTTCGTTGTTAATAGTTACTACCTTTTGTTTAACTGAATCGATCTTTGTATCGATACTTGTGTTAATTGTCTTTGCTGAATCTATTTTTGTCTGTATAGATTCGATCTTCTCTTTATAGCCGTTAATATCAGTTTTAATTCTACTTGTTGTAAGTATATTCCAACCTGCTAATATAACGATGATTAAAAGTAAAATATTTTGTTTATCTTTAAACATCTCTTTCTCCTTTATGTTTATCTAGTTTGTCTAATATTTGAGTAAGTAATTCATTCTGTACAATACCTACCATTGAAGCATTTTTTAATACAGAGATTAATTGAAATACCATAAATGGTGCTATAATTGTTTCACTCAACCATGCCGTACCCTTAAATCCTTTTTCAATTGAGAGAATACAAGCAAGCATCACCATCCAAAAACCAAATGTCTTTAGTACCTTTAATGCTTTAAATGTTTGAAATCCTTCTCTTTTCATTCCAGCCCATACTCCAAAGAACCCATCAGCAAAAATAATCAATCCTACTGCTAGGAACTGCTCTATATTATCTGCTGTTAAATTAAAAAAATAAGTACCTATAAAGGCTAGTAGCGTTGACATTGATAGTGTGATAATTAGGCTGGTTTTCATGGTAACTATTTTACGTATTCAAAATATTTTTTAGTTTTTTGATTTCTATCATCTAAACCGTGAGTACCGCCATTAATTCTTTTTGTTAAAGCTAAGATAGCTGCATCATTAACTCCTTGATCACAAATTGACCATAACTTATTCTTATCAAAGAAGAACATTGCTGATTCAAAAGAGAAGGTAGTTGCTACTAAATCTGGATTTGTCATGATCTCTGGATTTTTTAGATAGTCTGAGAATGCTTTATAGTTATCTTTTCCAGTTAATTGAAGAGCTCCTCTCCCTCTAAACTTCCATCCATCTCCTGATTTCTCATCCCCATTACCCATTCTAGAGGCATAAACCCTATTGGCAATCTTTTCAGGATTTCTTGAATAAGATTCTTCTAAGTTACCTGGAAAGTATTTTCCAAAGGTGCCTTGCAATCCTGCTGCAGAATAATTTAGATTTTCTGTAAATAGTTTGAAACCTCCGGTTTCATGTGCTGTTTGAGCAAAGAAGTGTGCTGCTCTTACTGGAGTAAATTTATAAAACTCCATTGCTTTTTTCATTGTTCCAGGACCAAAAGCACCATCTGCTGTTACTCCTATTTTTTCTTGTAAACTTTTTAAACTCATAATTTAATTTTTATTTATAATAAATAGTACTAGAAATCCTTATTCAACCCTATGCAAAAAGCTTGTGAGGTAGTCCCAAATGCACTTTGTGTATTGTAGGTTACTATTAGAGATAGATTATCCCTAAGCCGAAAGGCATAGTTAATATCATATTCCATTGTAATATCTTTTTGAAAATAGAACCATCCTATTCCTGCTGATACTGTAATTGGAAGTTCTTTACTAATAGGAACGGTTACAATTACCTCTGAATAAAGTGATTCAATATCTATGGAATAAAGTCCTGTGGTTATTCCTATTGCAGTATCTCCTACATACTTTCCAATTTCTAAAGTACACCCTATTAAATTTTCAGGATCTTGAATTGTAGAATTAAAAGCTACATTTGGTGCAAAACATATATAGTGCTTAGCTTGAGAATAACTCATCATAACTACAAGAAGCATAAGGGAGACAAAAAGTTTCTTCATTATTTCTTAACTGTTCTTCTAGTTGTTGTTGGTTTTTTTGCTGCAGGTTTTCTAGCTGCTGGTTTCTTTTTAGCAGGTGTTCTTCTTGTCTTTGGTTGTTCTTTAGGTTTTTTTATCATTGGATATACAATAGAACCTAGTAGTACAATTGCAAGAGCTAATGCACCCATCATAAAATTTGAAAAGTTCTTAAGTAGTTCGATCATCTTTACAGTCTCTTCTTTACCTACTTTAGTCTGAAGTTCTAATAGTGCATTCGTATCATCAAGTACCGGAGTAATCTTTTCACGTAGTATTCCAGTTTTTAAAATACTATCTACTGCTTCTCTATCAGTTACTGCTTTTTCTAATAGTGTATTAATTAAAGCATCAGCCTCATCCATTCCTTTTTGAGCATGCTCTACAAGTACTGCTTCTTCAGGAGTTAGGTAAGTGGATTTATACTGCTCCCATTCTTTTTGAGTTTTTTCTTTAACCTTTTGTATTTCAACTCGATTGGCAAGTAACTGCTCATAGTTAACTACATTGCTGGAGAAGTTATCTTGAACTGTAGTTCCATAATAATCAAATCTGTGAGAGATTAAAGGTACAGGTTCTAGCCTATCCACTAATATTGTAGTGGCTGAAGCTTTAATATTCTTCTCTACATAAATTCCATAACCTGCAATAATTAAGACAATTGAGGTTAAAACTAACATAAATGTTTTTTGATTGTTCATATGACTATTTTCTTTTAACTGGTTTTTTTGTAGCTCTTGTAGTTCTTTTAGGTGGTGTTTGTACCTTCCCTGATTTTATATTTGAAAGGAATTCCCCTGGATTGTTTGAGAATGATGTGGATATTTTTAGAATACCTCCTAAGATTTCTGGTGAATTTAAACCTCCTAAACCGTAGATTAGAGCCTTGTATAAAGAGTTTATCTCAAATTGCTCTAGGATGAACCAAGCCAATAGAGATGTGATCATAGCTGCCATAATATTCTTTACAATACTATTAGCGCTAGTTTCCTCAGGAGAGGTAGAAGTAACCAATCGGGCAATCATTCCTGCTGCACCAATTAATAGTACTACCCATCCCCCATTTAAAAATGCAGGTATAAATTCATTTAAGTTCTTCAAGATTTTTGGTTTTATTCAGACTTATTACCTCCTCTAAAACTAGCAAACTTTTCAATTACGTCAGGAAGAAAGCTCCCTAATGTGATGTACATAAACGCATCAAAAATATACTCGTTTAATTTCAATTCTTTACCGAAATACCCTGTAACAAGGTCAACTGTAATAGCAGCTACCATTACTGCAAATGATAAAAATCCAATTATAACTTTTTCGTTATAATCATTTGATTTTTTGAAAATACTAAAAAATCCCATACGTAAATATTTAATTAAGTTAGTCAGTAAACAACCAATTAACAGTAACAAATCTTTATAGTAACTCTTTAGTATAAATAGGCATAAAAAAAAGAGACAGATGTTTAAGTCCGTCTCTGTTTTATAGGTATTTATGTGTTTAGTATTAACCTACTACTGGTGCTGGAATGGTTGCACAGTATTGTAATATCCGTGCTGTTATAGGGGCTGATCCGCTTACCACGTTACCACCTATTGATAATGATTCACTTATAGGTGATGTTAAGTCAAAATCACTTCTAAGTCGTGTCTTTAGTGCGGTTGGTGTTAAACTTCCTGTACCTGGTACTAAGACATCAGCTATTGTTTTATTTATTAACTCTGATACCAATACGACAGGAAGTCCTGATACTGATACTATTTGTCCTGCGTTTGCATCTTTT